AAAAGGATTTAAATTTGATTTAATTCCTCATTATGGAACAGTGGATGCTGGTTATACTGGTAACTTAGGAATTAAAATTTACAATGTTGGTGATAGTCCTGTAGTCATTGAAAAGGGTGAAAGATATGCTCAAATAGCAGTAATTCCTAAACCTAATTATTCAATTGTAGAATTGGATGATTCTCGTTGGGAACTATTTAAAGTATCTCAAGAACGAGGTGATAAAGGATTTGGTTCTTCAGGAAGGTAATTAATAAAACACAAAACAATTAAGGCTTGGGAAACCAAGCCTTTTTTATTATATTCATATCATGTATCAATCTGTCTATTATTCATATTCTGGTGAAGATAAAGGTACTTGTTATTTAAGGGATGATAAAAAGGGATGGTCTCAATTTAAATATTACCCCACTGTATATAAATTAGATCCTGATGGTGAGTTTGATACTCTATTTGGAGACAAGTGTTCACCTGTATACGGAAAGTGGGATTGGAAAGATCCAACTATTTTAGAAAAAGATATACAAAAAGAATTAGCAGTATTAAGGGATGTATATTATAAAGAAGATGTACCTCCTAAATTTCATAATACTGTTTATTTAGACATTGAGATTGAGATTTTAGGTGCTTTAACTCCACAAACCATTAGAGAAGCAAATGCTGAAATTACTTCCATTGCTTTAATAGATCAAAACAAGAAAAAATACTGTTGGATTTTAGATAAACAACAAAATATTGAATATATAAACCAGGACAACAAAGAAATTATTCCTTGTTTATCAGAAAAACAACTATTAAATAAGTTTTTAGATAAATGGATTGAAATAGATCCAACCATTGTGGTACATTTTAATGGTGATTTTTTTGATATTCCTTATACTTATTTTAGAATTAAAAAAGTATTAGGGGAACAAATGGCTTTGTATTTGTCTCCTATTAAAAAAATTGATGATAACCAATATAATTCTTATTCTCCAATTACTATTGGAGGTGTAAGTAGTTTGGATTATATGTTGTTAATTAAAAAATACATTATGAAGGAAGAACCTTCATATAAATTGGGAGACATAGGTAAAAAATATGCTGGATTAGGTAAAATTGAATATAATGGTTCTTTGGATAAATTATTTAAAGAAGATCCTTTAAAATTTATTGAATATAACCTACGAGATGTAGAAATTATTGAAAAATTAGAGGAAAAATTACAATTTATTAAATTAACTATTTTGATATGCCATTTATGTCATGTTCCATATGAATCAATTTATTACAATACTGTATTAAATGAAGGGGCAATATTGACTTATTTGAAACGTAAAGGTATTATTTCACCAAATAAACCTACTACCACAAATAAATCAATTAAAGAATTGAATTTGGGGGATGAAATAGTACATCAAAGAGGCACTCCCACAGTTGAAGGTATTGTAACTCATTTAGATGAAATAGCTCAAAGAGCACAAATCAAAACTAAATCAGGTGTATTAAAAGATCGTAGTTTAAGATCTATTAGAAAAAAAGAAGGGTACAGTGGTGGGTATCTTCTAGATCCTATACCTGGTTTGTATTCTTATCTCACGGATTTGGACTTCACTAGTTTGTATCCTTCAATTATTAAATCATTGAATTTAGGGATTGAAACTTTAGTTGGAAGAATAGTTACAAAAGATAATTATGCTCAAAACAATTCATTAGAAAAATTAAAACAAAGAGATCCAAATGAAGTAATTAAAGTAGAAAAATTAAATAAAAAAACATACTCATTAAATCAAGCCAATATTAAAATAGGGGATTTAATTTCTCTTATTGAAAAAAATAATTGGAGTATATCAGCTAGTGGTGCTTTTTATAGAAATGACATTAAAAGTATTTCTTGTGAGGTATTGGAGGATTGGTTTGAAAAACGAGAATATTATAGAGGTCTTAAAAAACAAGCAGGTAAAGAAGAAAATTGGGAAGATTATAAACTTTATGACCTGTACCAATTGGCCTTTAAAATTTTACAAAACGCACTTTATGGAACATATGCAGTAAATGGATGGAGATACACAGATGGATACAAGATATGTTCTGCAAGTATCACAAATAGTGGACAAAGATTAACTCAAGAAAGTATCATATACATTAATAATTTATTATCACAAATTATAAATAATGGAAGAGATAAATTTGTAGTAGCAAGTGATACTGATTCAGCATACATTGAATTAAAAGATTTACTTGAAAAATACTTTCCTGACATTGATGATGAAGAAGAAAAAATTAAAAAGTTAATTGAATCTGCCCAAAAGTTACAGGTTAAAGCAAATGAAAACCTAGATAAAATATCTAAAGAATTATTTAATATCCATAGAAAACACTACTTTGAATTAAAACAAGAGGTAATTGTTAAAAAAGCATATTGGTCTGGTAAAAGAAGATATGCAATGTGGATTGTAAATAAAGAAGGTGTACCTATCCCCTCAGACCATAAAGATGCTTTGGATATAAAAGGTTTAGATTTGATGAAATCAAATTTTCCACCATATTTCAGAGACTTTGGTGAACAATTAATCAAAAAAATATTATTTGATACTCCTAAATCAGAAATTGATAAATTTATACTAGAATTCAAAAAATCAATAAATCAGGTTGAATGGAAAAAACTATTAAAACCTACAGGTTTAAAGAAATTAAAAGAATATGTTGCATCATCTCCTAAAGCAGGTGAAATATTTTCAAAACTTGAAAAAAAGTGTCCTGTTAATTCAAAAGCAGCCATTTATACCTCCGATATTTTAAAATTTAAAAAATTAGACAAAAAATATCCTGCCCCACAATTAGGAGATAAAATCTATATTGTTTATTTAAAACCTAACCCTTATAAAATAGATGTTATAGCTTTAAATGGTTATGATGATGCCCCTGAATTATTGGAATTGGCCGAAAAATATATTGACAAAGATGGATTATTTGATAGTATTATCAAAAATAAACTTGAAAACCTATATGCTGATTTAAAATGGGGAGGAGTAGTATTAAACCAAAACATAAATAAATTTTTTGCATTTTAACTTTGAACATTTAAATTTCTTTATTACATTTCATCTATGATTCTAAAACAAGATCTACAAAACATTATATCAAAATATTACCTAAATGCACTTGTAGAAGCAGTACGTTGGAACATTAAAGATGATGTTTTAACTATTCATTTTAATTCCCCTGACAAATCCATGATAGGAACCGTTTGGTATAATGGAATTGGATTAGAGGCCTCAGAAATAGGAATTAGTAATACAACCCAATTAAATAAATTGTTGTCTATTACCAGTGGTTATTTGAATTTAGAATTTGTAAAAGAAAAAAACTATGCAAATAAATTAATAATTGTTGATCAACAATTTACACTAAATTATGCTTTAGCTGATTTAATGATTATTCCTAAAACAGGAAAATATGTAGGTATGGGTCAATACCACATTGAAGCCCCATTAGATAACGATACTATAAACGCTATAGTCAAAGCAAAAACCGCTCTCACGGAAACAGACACAGTAGTAATTCAATCGCTTATAAACGTCGATAAACAATTAGAATTGGAATTGATATTTGGTGGAAACATTGAATATTCCAATAAAATATCTTTTACTATTCCTAACATCGAAACCAACAATGTTGAAAATGGTTTTAAAGTAAATTATGATTCTAATTTGATTAAGGAAATTATGTCTTGTAATAAAGACTCCACAAATGGAAAAATGAAAATTGATTTGAATGGGGTTATGGAGTTGGGTTTTGATGGAGGTAATATAAAAAGTCAATATTTTATTGTTGCAAAAGATAATTAAAAATTCATTTGGAAATCTAGATTTTCTTTCGTATATTTATGAGGTAAAACAGTTATGAAAAAAACAAACATTATCCTTTCTTTGGTCCTTGCATCCACTGTGTTGTTGATGTCAGGATGTGCAAATCCTCAACCTATTCAAGAATGTGTAGTTAATTCACCTTCTGGGTTTTGGTCTGGTTTGTGGCATGGTTTTATTTCTATATTTTCCTTTATTGGAAGTCTTTTTGACAAAGACATTGCAGTTTACGATGTAAACAACAATGGTGGATGGTATGATTTTGGGTTTCTTTGGGGAGCAGGTGTCCTTTCTCCAATATTTAAAGTAATCGATAAAACAATCAATAAATGAAAATAAACACCCTACCTTCCGCAGATGGAAATCTGTATCAAATTGTTTATGTTGTTCCTGATTGGGAACTAATATGTAATGCTGAACAAATTGATACTTTAGGAGAACCGTTTTTAGATATTGATAAAACAATGTCAAAATATCATTGTGACAGAGTATTTAGACATAATAATTTCCTTTTATTTACAAAATTAATTGAAGAAGCAACTTTGGTTGAAGATAACTTGGAACCCCAAGAAACAAATGTTACATTACCGGAAACACAATAAAATATATGTCTGAAGAAAAAGAAGTTTTATCAAACACCACAACAATTACTGACCCAGGTTTAGAACCATTTTACATTACAAAGGATGCTTACTGTTATACTATAATGGAACGAGTAACTCCATCTTTTACAGAAAGCACTAAACAGTATATGAGGTCAATAGGTCATTATTCTAATTTTGGTTTATGTTTAAAGGCAATAGCCAAACTTAAATTAGATGCAAAACAAAATTATACATCTGTTACAGAGTATCTTAAAGAATATAAACAAATTGAATCCTCCTGGTTACTATTCAGCAACAGGAACACTAATTGAAACTGTACTTAAACCAGGAGATATTGTTGTATTACCAACCATGGGTTTTAGTAAATTGGAATTGGAAGGTCAAGAATATTGGTTAGGTCCTGAGAATCAAGTATTGTCTAAAGTTATAAACAATTAAATATTATGAATAAAATTATAGAATTTGGTCCAGAAGCACGAAAAAAACTAGTCAAAGGTATTGACAAATTAGCAAACGCTGTTACAGCAACCCTAGGTCCTAATGGTAGAAACGTTGTAATATCAAGCAATGGTTCTGTTCATTCGACAAAAGATGGAGTTTCTGTAGCAAAATCAATTACATTGGAAGATCCTATTGAGGAACTAGGTGTACAACTTGTAAAACAAGCCGCCATTAAAACAGCAGACAATGCAGGAGATGGTACTACAACATCCACTTTGTTGGCTCAACAAATGGTTAAATTAGGTTTAAAACATCTTAACAATGGAGAAAACGCAGTTACAATTAAACGAGAAATTGACCAAGCAGTAAAACAAGTAATTGATCATATTCGTACTGATGTTAAATGTGATATTTCCTCAGAAGAACAACTCAAACAAATTGCCACTATTTCAGCAAACAATGATCCTGAGGTAGGAGAATTAATTGCAACTGCAATGTCAAAAGTAGGAAGGGAAGGAGTTGTATTCATTGAAGAATCTAAAAATGGTGAAACATACCTTGAAACAGTAGAGGGTATGCAATTTGACCGTGGTTATAAATCTCCTTATTTTGTAACAGATAACAATTCAATGACTACATCTTTACAAGATGTATTTATTTTAATTGCTGATAAAAAATTCACCCAAGTAAAAGAATTGTTACCAATTTTAGAGGCAGTATCCAACCAAAGTAAACCCTTGGTTATAATTGCTGAAGATATTGAAGGTGAGGCATTGGCTACTTTGATTGTAAATAAAGCACGAGGTATTTTGAAAGTAGTGGCTGTTAAAGCCCCTGATTTTGGAGATCGTCGTAAACTGATTCTAGAAGACATTGCTATTTTGACAGGTGGTCAAGTATTTAGTACTGAAAAAGGTATGAAACTCGATAAATTCAGTTGGGATTGGTTTGGTAAAGCTCGGGTTGTAACTGTAGGTAAGGATGAAACCACTATTGTTGATGGTAAGGGTGATGCTGAAAAAATTAAACAACGTATTGAAGAACTTCAAACCCAAATTGAAAAATCAACCTCTCCATATGAAAAAGAAAAACTTCAAGAACGTTTGGCCAAATTCATTGGTGGTGTTGCTGTAGTTCATGTAGGTGGATTTACTGAAACCGAAATGAGAGAGAAAAAAGACAGGGTTGATGATGCATTACAAGCCACAAAAGCAGCATTGGAAGAAGGTATTGTTCCTGGAGGAGGTGTAGCATTACTTGGCTCAAGGTTTATGGCCAACACTAGTACAACAGGTGGACATATTGTGTATGAGGCTTGTTTAGCTCCATTTAAAAAGATCCTAACAAATGCAGGATATTCAAATGAAGAAATTTATTCAATCATTAATAATTTAGGAAATGAAGAATATTGGGTAGGATATGATTTATCTACAGAAGATATTGTGGATATGATGGAACAAGGTATTATAGACCCCTTTAAGGTAACTAGAACTGCCTTAGAAAATGCAGCCTCTGTTGCTAGTTTAATTTTATTAACCGAAGCGGTTGTTGTAGATAAGCCTGAGGAAAAAAAGGATAATGATGGATTTGGTGATATGATGTCAATGATGTAATTATGAGAGGGGCAATAATTTTAGAAGGCCAATCAATAGAAATAAGTGGCCAAAAGTTCATTATTAAAAATTTTTGTATTATCCCAGGTGAAGCCTCAATTTACGTAAAACTCCACCCAGAAAATAAACCACAGGTAACTGTTAATTATTCCTTCCACAAGTTACTGCCCTTCCTAATTGAACAAATTAAGTTATGAGTAAAACCGAAATTCAAGAAAAGTTAATTGAAATTGCAAACAGGGTACCACCTGGTGATAGATTTAAAGTAAATGGAGTTGATAAAATACAAACCTCATTAACTGAGGCATTAGAGGCTTATTTTCAAATTACTGAGGTAAAGCCAAAATCTTTTAGATTGGACTTGTTTGATGGAAAACTTTATGCTATATTTCCTGAACAAGTAGAAATCAAAGAACCAGAACCTAAAAAATATTCAATTTACGGAGAATATATTTTTCAATAAGTTATGAATCAAAAAGAACATACTATTTTTGTTGAACGTTACAGGCCTAAAACACTTGATACTTACATTTGTACTGATGAAATTAGATCCAAAATACAAGAATATCTAGATAAACAAGATATCCCACATTTATTGTTTGCGGGTCTTCAAGGTTCAGGAAAATCAACATTAGCAAAAATATTGGTAAACAATATTGATTGTGATTTTATTTACCTAAATGCAACCGAACATAGAGGTATGGATGATATCAAGGAAAAAGTAGGTTCATTTGCATCCACTCGTAGTTTTAAACCATTAAAAATTGTTATTTTAGATGAGGCAACCCATATTTTACAAGCATCTCAAGTACTGCTTTTAAATATGATTGAAACCTATAGTTTAACTACCAGATTTATTTTAACAGGAAATTATCCTGAAAGATTAATTCCACCACTAAGAAGTAGATTACAAGAATTTAAATTAACACCTCCATCTAAAAAAGTAGTAGCACGAAATGTTTATGATATTTTAGAGGCAGAAAACATTGAATTTGAATTAGATGATTTAAAAAGTGTAGTTAATAATGCTTATCCTGATTTTAGGAAAATTATTAATGATTGTCAAAAATATATCGTTGACAATAAATTAGTGATTCCTAGTACATTAAGCAATACTGAAAATTTTTACAATCAAATATTGGAGGAATTAAAACAACCAAATCAAAAAACATTCACCAACATTAGAAAAATTATTGCAAATTCTGATATGAATGATTTTGATGATTTGTTTAGATTTTTATATGATAATGTAGAGATATATGCTTCCATGTATGTGGGGGAAATTGTTATTTACATTGAAGAATACCAATACCATTCCAACTTTAAAGTTGATAGAGAAATAAATTTCATGAGCCTAATATCCAGAATTTTACAATTAATAAAAAAATAATATGAAACAACAACAGCAACAATTGAATCTAAACATTGATTTGAAAAACACACAACCTGTAGTATCAGAGGATGGAAACCAAGTATTTGCAGAAGGAGTATTACTTCGTAAAGTATCACGTTTTGTAACAGGCACTTCAGAGGATGGTATTATTCCAGTTATGTGTTTTTATGATGTAAAAACAGGAAAAGTTTTAACTGAACTACTCCCTAAAGAACTAAGGGAAGAATTTGCTCAAACCCAACAAAACTCAGATTATACAATGGATTAATGAAACAACAAGATTTTTCTTTATTTGATTGGTTAAAACAAATTGTTTACGAAAAACGTAGTTGGTCTTCATTTAATGAGGAACAGAAAAAAACATTCAATAGTTATATGATTCATAAATACATTAGTATGCATGAACCATATATTGAGGTAGCAAATTTAGGCCAGCAAATCCCACATTCAGATAAAGAAAAAATCTATAAATTTTATTGTAATATGTTACCTAAAAAAAATATATTCTTTGGTTACATTAAAGGTAACAAAAAATTAATAAATGAGGATTTAATAAGACAAATTGCACATCATTTTTATGTTGGATTTGGTGAGGCCGAAGAATATATTTTACTTTTGGGTAAGTTTAATGTAATGGATATTTTGAAAAAAAGAGGCCTAGAAGATAAAGAAATTAAAAAATTAACAAAAGACATAAAATGACACGCAACAGAGATTTATACAGAATTAAAAATCAACCCATTCCTATTGAATTAGAAGAAAAACCATTTGAGGTTGACTCAATAGTACAAACAATTATTGATGAACATATTCAAAGGGCAGAAATGGGTTTTAAAAAATATGGTCAAACCCTAGATAGAACTGATTTATCTTTAGTTGATTATCTTCAACATACAAAAGAAGAACTAATGGATGCTGTTTTGTATTTAGAAAAAACTATTCAATTACTTCAAGGTAAAAAATAATGTTTTGACAAAAAGAAAACTTCCACAAGTAATTAAAGACATACGAAATTTTAAACTTAGAGAAATTAACTACTCATATGAAAAAGTAATTTCTCATAGTCAATTTTCTATGTTTTCTACTTGCCCTCATAAATGGGCATTACAATATAAAGAGGGTAAATTTATACAAGAACCCTCAATTCATAGCGTATTTGGCACTTCCTTACATGAAACCATTCAACATTATTTAACATCATATTATGATGAAAGTAGTCATGCTGCAAATAAAATTGATTTAGAACAATATTTTGAAGAAAGGTTTAGATCAGTTTACACAGAAAACTACAATTCAAATAAAAAACAACATTTCACATCTCCTGCTGAAATGAATGAATTTTATGAGGATGGATTACAAATATTGGAATTTCTAAAAAAGAAAAAGGGTGGATATTTTAGTAGAAAAACATATTATTTAGTGGGATGTGAGGTTCCAATTTTAGTCCAACCCCATCCAGAATATAAAAATGTATATTTTAAAGGGTATTTGGATATGGTTTTATACAATGAGACCACAAACAGTTATTTGATTATAGATTTCAAAACAAGTAAATCAGGTTGGAGGGATAAGGAAAAAAAAGATGAAATAAAACAATCTCAACTCATTTTATATAAAAAATGGTTTTCTCAACAATACAATATACCTGAGGATAAAATTGAGGTTGCTTTTTATATTTTAAGAAGAAAATTATGGGAAAATTCATCATTTCCAATTCCTAGAATCCAAGAGTTTATGCCTTTAAGTGGTAAAATTAAAACCTCAAAATCGGTAAAAAAATTACATGAATTTATTGAACAGGTATTTAATAAAGATGGTACTTACAAAGACATTTCTTTTGAACCTAATCCTAGTAAAGACAATTGTAGATTTTGTCCTTTTTCCAAATATAAAGATTTTTGTCCAAAAGGTGTATCTTCGTAGATTTTTATATATTTATATGAGAAACATTAATATATAAAATTATGAGTAAAAAAGAAATGAGTTTGACCTCCGTTAAGGTACCCAATGATTTGTTTGAAGAATTCAAAATAAGTTGTGTAAAATATAAATTTTCACTTCAAAAACTTGTTGAACGTTCTATGCATTTGTATTTAACAGATGAAACTTATCGTAAAAACCTACATTCACACATAAATTCAGATTTAGAAAAAAAAGATTAAAATTACTTGGTTATTTAAAAAAAAGTTATTATTATATAGTATATGGATACACGTTTTGCCTATTTACCTCAAAATCAAAGGAAAAAAATACTTTTTATATCAGATGATATTCGCGCACATAGTGGGATTGCTACTGTTGCTAGAGAAGTTATCCTAAACACAGCCCATCATTTCAATTGGGTTAGTATTGGTGGGGGTATTAATCATCCTGAAGCAGGAAAAAGACTTGATTTATCACAATCCACAAATGAAACCTCAGGATTAACAGATTCATCTGTAATAATGTATCCTGTAAATGATTATGGAAATCCTGATATTATCAGGCAATTGATTGCAATGGAAAAACCAGATGCATTAATGATTATTACTGACCCTAGGTATTTTGTATGGTTATTTGCTATTGAAAATGAAATTAGAAAACATATTCCAATAGTGTATTTAAATATTTGGGATAATTTTCCTTCACCTTTATGGAACTTACCTTATTATGAATCATGTGATTTGTTGATGGGTATTTCAAAACAAACCAAACTAATAAATAAATTAGTCCTAGAACATGGAGGTGTTTCTTACAAAGATTTAGATACAAATGAATCATTTGAAGTTGAAAAAGGTAAACCATCTCCTAGATTACTAAAATATATACCTCATGGTTTAAATCATAATATTTTTAAACCTTTGGAACAAAACAATGAAGAACTAAAAGACTTTAAACATAAATTATTTAAAGGAAAACAATATGATTTTGCTATATTGTTTAATTCAAGAAATATCAGAAGAAAACAAATCCCAGATACTATTTTAGCATACAGGCATTTTATTGATAGTTTACCTAAAGATAAAGCCCAAAAATGTGTTTTAGTGTTACATTCTGAACGAGTTAATGATCATGGAACTGATTTGGAGGCTGTAATTGAAGCATTAGCTCCTTCCCCAAAATACAATATTGTGTTTACTGATGCTCAATTTAGTCCATACCAAATGAACCTACTATACAATAGTACAGATTGTCAAATATTGTTAACTTCAAATGAAGGATGGGGATTAAGTTTAACCGAAGCTATGTTAGCAGGTAATCCTTTTATTGCAAATGTAACAGGTGGGATGCAAGATCAAATGAGATTTGAAGATGAAAATGGAAATTGGTTCACCCCAAATCCAGAAATTCCTTCAAACCATACGGCCACATATAAAAATCATGGTGAATGGGCATTTCCCGTATTTCCATTAACAAGAAATTTACAAGGTTCACCTCCAACACCTTATATTTGGGATGATAATTGTAGACCAGAGGATGCAGCCACTAAACTCAAAGAATTATATCATATGTCTAAGGCCGAAAGAATAGAAAGAGGTTTAAAAGGTAGACAATGGGCAATTTCAGAGGAAGCTGGTTTTACAGCCGAAATTCAAGGTCAAAGAGTAATTGATGCCTTTGAACAACTATTTTCAACTTGGAGTCCTCGTGAAAAATATGAATTAATTAATGTTAATGAAGTAAATAATAGAACAGTTACACATAATTTAAGTTATTAAAATAAAAATAAAACATATATGAATAAACCATTATTTGTTATAAGTTGCCCAATTGACACATACAGTGGTTATGGGAGTCGTAGTCGCGATGTAGTTAAAGCCATTATTGAATCAGAAAAATATAATGTGAAAATATTACCACAACGTTGGGGTAATACACCTTGGAATTTTATAGAAGATAATTCTAATGAATGGGGATTTTTAAAACAACATATTTTACCCAATAATCAACTACCCAAACAACCTGAAATTTGGATGCAAATTACTGTACCTAATGAATTTCAACCTGTAGGGAAATTTAATGTAGGTATGACCGCTGGTATAGAATCAACTATATGTGCTGCAGATTGGTTAGAAGGATGTAATAGAATGGATTTAAATTTGGTTTCATCAGAACATGCCAAAAAAGTATTTGAGGAAACTAAATATGAAAAACGAAACCAACAAACAAATCAGTTGGAGGAAGTAATTGAACTTAAAAAACCAATGCATGTTTTGTTTGAAGGATATCAAACTGAAATTTATAAAACAATTGAATCTCATCAGGTTAAAAACATTGATTTAAGTTCAATTAAAGAACAATTTGCGTATTTGTTTGTGGGACATTACATGCAAGGGGATGTTGGTGAAGATCGAAAAAACGTAGGTTTATTGATTAAAGCTTTCTATGAAACATTTAAAAATAAACAAAATAAACCTGCATTAATATTAAAAACTTCACAAGTAGGTTCCTCATACAATGATAGAGAAGAAATTTTAAAGAAAATTAAGAAAATTAAAAACACTATCAATTCGGAAAATTTACCTAACATTTATTTGTTACATGGTGAATTTACAGATGAGGAAATGAATGAACTTTATAATCACCCCAAAGTAAAAGCCATGGTTAGTTTAACTAAAGGGGAAGGATTTGGTCGCCCATTACTTGAATTTACTTCAACTAAAAAACCATTAATTACCACAGGTTGGTCAGGTCATATGGATTTTTTAAATCCTGAATTCACTAATTTAATTTCAGGTCAATTAACTAAAGTCCATCCATCAACACAAAATCAATTTTTACATCCTGATTCAATGTGGTTTTCACCTGATTTGGCACAAGTAGGTTTTTATTTAAAAGATGTATTTGAAAATTACAAAAATTATACAGAAAAAGCAAAACGTCAAGCATATCATAGCAAAACCAATTTCAGTTGGGGAAAAATGAAAGAAAAATTGGATGAATACTTAACCCAATATGTACCTGAGTTTCCAGAGGAAGTAAAACTTAAGCTACCCACCCTTAAAAAAATTGAACTACCAAAACTTATTAAAACTGAACAAAATGGATAATCTTATTAATTGTAATAGATGTTCTTCTGATGCGTGTTACGTACAAGAAGTAAATGAAAATATTAAAACCTATATATGTTATGGATGTGGGTTTACAACAAATTCTTTAATGAAAGAAGGAGAAGAATTTTATGAGCAACAAATTTCATTGTTGCCTGAACTCTATAAAGATCTTCTTTTTAAAGATGATGATGGAAAAGTTTGGTTCCCATCAACAGTTAATATACCTTCTCAAGGAATGATATTTGCAAACGGAAATAATATACGAAATTGGAAATGGGCAGCAGTTAAATCTGTACCTGTAACTGAATCCGAACAATCAAAATACCCAATCCCAGGAAAACCAGGACAATTCTATAAAAATAGAATGGATATGACAACCATGCAAGAATTTGATGAAAGAAACTACATGGATGCCCTAAGTTATATTGGTGTATTACCTGAATAAACGTTATATATGAAAATATCTTATGCAATCACGGTATGTACCGAAATTGATGAAATTAAGCGTTTAATAAACGTTATAACAACATATAAACAAAGTAAAGACGAAATTATAATCATTTATGACTGTATAAATGGAACTGATGAGGTTTATAATTATCTAAAAACACTCAATCCAGGAACAACTTACAATCCTATAGAAGATCATCCCATTAGATGGTATAGTTTTGATTTCAATAATGATTTTTCAAAATTGAAAAACTTTATGAATGAAATGTGTGAAGGAGATTGGATTATAAATTTTGATGCTGATGAATTTCCTCACCAATATTTGATGGAAAATTTACATTCAATTTTAGAACAAAACCAAGATGTAGATTTAATGTTGGTACCACGTGTCAATACAGTTGAAGGTATAACTGAATCCCATATTGAAAAATGGGGATGGAAGATAGATAAAAATGGGTGGATTAATTACCCTGATTGGCAATTGAGAGTTTATAGAAATTCTCCAAATATTGTATGGGAAAATAAAGTTCATGAAAGAATTGTAGGTTATAAAAAATTTGCTTTTTTACCTGAGATTGAGGAATTTAGTTTATATCATCCAAAAACAATCCAAAAACAAGAAAAACAAAATCAATTTTATAATACACTTTAAATATGGAACATTTTTTTGAAAACATTCATGGGTGGTTTACTTTTCCTAATTTGTATAAACAAATTTCACACCATTATCCAAATGGAAGCCACTTTGTAGAAATTGGGGTATGGAAAGGTAAAAGCGCTGCTTTTATGGCTGTTGAACTTTATAATCAAGGTAAAACAATCAAATTTGATTGTATTGATACTTGGGAAGGTTCAGAAGAACATTTAGACCCCAATAGTGGGTTTTTTGAACCTGGTTTGGTAGAAGATAAAGATTTTTTATATAAACATTTTTTAGAAAATATTGAACCAGTTAAACACATCATTAATCCAATTAGAAAAGCATCATTGGATGCTGTAAGTTTATATAAAGACAATAGTTTAGATTTCATTTTTATAGATGCGGCCCATGATTATGAAAATGTATTGAATGATATAAAATCTTGGTATCCAAAGGTCAAATTAGGTACCGGAGTAATAGCTGGTCATGATTATTCTTGGGGTCCTGAAGTGAAAAAGGCAGTACATGATTTTTTTGATCCTTTAGGTTTACAAGTACAAGAACAGGAAGGTTGTTGGGTTGTTGTAAATGAAAAATGAAAATTCTTTATATTACTAACCATAATTCTATTATTAAAGGAAGTGGGGGTTATATAAATGATTATTTAAATGATCTTTTATTTTATGGATTAACAGAAATAGATAATATAGATGTAGTTGATAGTACCCCAATAATTCATTTATATAAAGAAAATAAAAATAGAATTAATCCTCAGATGTTATGGGGAAAAGGTTTTACTTCAACTTTTTTAATAGAAAAAGACAATACTGATAGAACCAACATTAAATCCAAAATTCAAGACAAATTTTATGATTTAATTATTTATGGTACCGTTAATCGTTGTTTAGATTATTATGATTTAGTATCAAAAATATACAAACCAGATAAAATATTTTTAATTGATGGTTCAGATGATACCTCAATTCACCCATTAAGCAAAAAACACCCTTATTTTAAAAGGGAATTAGTTGAAAATAAACACATTCCAATACATTTTGCTATTCCTGAAGTTAAAATAACATTAAACAAGTTACACAAAACTCAAGAATATGGAAATATAATTCCTGGTCAAAGTGGATATATTTTTAATACTGAAAATAATTATTATGAAGATTATAATAAATCATACTATGGCATAACAATGAAAAAAGCAGGATGGGATTGTATGAGACACTATGAAATATTGGCCAACAACTGTATTCCTTATTTTCTTGATTTAGAATTGTGTCCAAAAAGAACATTAACTAATTTACCAAAAGAATTATTAATAGAGGCAAGAAAATTAGCAGATAACTTTGATGAGCAAAAATATTTTGTTATATTGGATGAGTTATTTAATTACACCAAAGAAAATTTAACAACTAAAAAATTAGCTCAATACGTTTTAAATTATGTATGAAAACAATTTAAATGAACCTGAAGTTATCCGAAATATAAATAGTGAAATAAAACGCTATGATATAATTAATTATTTGATTGATAAATATAAATTAGTTAATTATTTAGAAATAGGGGTATTTCAAGGTGAAAATATTAGAAAAATCAAAGCATTCCATAAAGATGGTGTTGATCCAGGAGCAGAAGGTTATGTTATACCAGAGGTAAATTACCCAGTAACATCAGATGAATTTTTTGAACTAATTAAAGGTCATGATGATATTAAATACGATATAATTTTTATAGATGGATTACACCATGCTGATCAAGTAGAAAAAGACATTCAAAATTCATTAAACCATATTGTTGAAGGTGGATTTATTTTACTTCATGATTGTAACCCAGTAAGTTATGAGGCTCAACTAATACCAAGACAAACCATAGCATGGAATGGTGACACTTGGAAAGCATTTGTTAGTTTTAAAATCAACAATCCATCATATCCCTGTTGTGTTATTGATACTGATTTTGGAGTAGGGGTAATTAAAAAGATAAATACACAACCTGTATTTAAATCTAACCATATTCATTGGAATCATCTTAATGAGGATAGACAAAAATTACTAAATTTAATTACTTGGGATGAATTTAAAACAACTTATTAATAAATCAGTTTATGGTACAATAAGTTACATTTCATCGGAAGATGATTTGGATCTATTGGAATCTTATATTCTTTATAATTTACCTGTTTTAAAAGAATTCAAAAGAATAGTAGTTGCTACCAATTATAAAAATTATTTTGATGCAAGTGTTGTTTTAAAAAGTAATGAATTATGGAAAACATATTTTCCTGATTGTGTTCACATTAATAACCACATAAATAGAGGGCATAGTTTTGGTACAGCGGATTTAGATAATTTAATATTTGATTATTGTAAATTAAGCAAAATAGAATGGTTATGTAAATCAGCCAATGATGTAATCCTAGAAGAGTCTATTTTAAATAAGGAAATTGAAGATGCTGATTTTTATTATTTAAATGGTATATCTTACAAGGATTTATATTTAAATGAGTTTGATTATAAAAAAGTACTTGGAAATATATTTTTTCCACAAACTAATTTTTATTTTTTAAATGTACCTAAATGTGATTATTTAAATGATAAAACTTACATTGATGAAACATTTGAACAAATGAAAACTATTCAAAATTACAATGGTAAAATTTGGGAATATATTGAAGGATGGGGTTGTGAATTATTTTTAAAAGAATGTGTGGAAAGAAATAATTTAAAAAAATATTATCTAACAGAAAATTCCCACGATAAACTATGTAATACAATAAAATTAAACAAAATAGGAGACCCGTCACATAAAAATTTAATGATTGAAGGTATCTGCCATTTTCATAATCATGAACAAAATATAACTTTAATAAATTAATTAATTAATAAATTAATAAATATGAAAACAGCATTAGTATTAGGGGGTGGAGGATTTATTGGAGGACACCTTTCAAAAAGATTAAAAGATGAAGGATTTTGGGTAAGAATAGTAGATATTAAAGAAAAACATGAATATTGGGAACATAAAGACATTTGTGATGAATATATTTGTGGGGATTTAAGAGACCCTAATTTAGTATCTAAAATCATGTTTGCTCCAAATCAAACTTCTTTATACGACACAGTAAATTCCTTTGACGAAGTATACCAGTTAGCAGCAGATATGGGAGGAGCTGGGTATATCTTTACAGGGGAAAATGATTCCAACGTAATGCACAATTCAGCATTAATTAATTTAAACGTTGTAAATGAAGCTGTTAAAAATTCAATAAAAAAAATATTTTATAGTTCGTCAGCTTGTATGTATCCTGAACACAACCAATTGAACCCTGAAAACCCAAATTGTGAAGAATCTTCAGCTTACCCAGCTAACCCTGATTCAGAATATGGTTGGGAAAAATTATTTAGTGAACGTTTATTTTTAGCATTCAGTCGTAATTATGGTTTAGATGTTAGGGTAGCTCGTTTTCACAACATTTTTGGACCTATGGGAACTTGGGATGGTGGTAAAGAAAAAGCCCCTGCAGCAATGTGTCGTAAAGCAGCTGAGGTTGGGATGGATGAATATATTGAAGTATGGGGGGATGGTAAACAAACTCGTTCATTTTTATACATTGATGAATGTATCAAAGCTATCTTAAAGTTTATGAGACAAGATGAATTTAAAGGTCCCGTAAATATAGGATCAGAAGAAATGATCACTATCAATCAACTGGCGAAAATGGCCCTTTCTATTGCTGGGAAAAATGAAAGGTCATATATTAAAAACATTATGGGAGAAGAATTTAAAACCAAATATGGATTTAAATGTCCTGTAGGAGTTAGAGGTAGAAACTCAGATAATAAACTTTTTAAAGAAAAAATGGGATGGGAACCAACTAAACCCCTTTATGAAGGTATGAAAAAAACATTTGAATGGATTCACAAACAAGTATACAAATAATATGAAAAAATTTATAATTACAACAACAATTAATGAACCAACACAAGCCACCCTCAAGTTTGGTGATATTGCAGATAAAAAAGATTTTACATTTGTAGTTGTTGGGGATTTAAAGACTCCTCACGGTATGTACGAATTATTAGAAAGACATTATAATAATTTTATTTATCTACATCCTGACACGCAAACAGCGTTATATCCCGAATTATCTGAAATAATAGGATGGAGAACAATTCAAAGAAGAAATATTGGGTTTGTTTATGCTTATGATCAAGGGGCAGATATTATAGCTACTGTTGATGATGATAATATTCCTTATGATAATTGGGGAGATAATTTATTAGTTAATAAAGTTGTTGAAGTTGATTGTTATCAACACAATAAATATAACATTTTTGACCCTATTTCACCAACCACTCATAATGATCTTTGGCATAGAGGTTATCCTATTGAGTATGTACCTGAAAAAAATAATATTGAATATAAAGGTAAAATTACTCGTAAAGTATTAATTCAAGCCGATTTTTGGGATGGAGACCCTGATATTGATGCAATATGTCGATTGAGTAAAAAACCAATAGTTAAATTTGATAAATTTGAACCTTTTTGTTCTAATCAATTAGCACCTTTTAATTCCCAAAATACATTTTTAGCTCGTGAAGTAATCCCTTATTATGCTGTATTACCTCATATTGGCAGAATGGATGATATTTGGGGTGCTTATATTGTACAACATTATTTCCCTAATTCAGTAATATATAATAAAGCAACCGTTTATCAAGATCGTAATGTTCAAGATTTAATTACTAACATGGAAAATGAAATTATTGGGTATAGAAACACTCTTAATTTACTTAATTATTTAGAAAGTTTTGAACTCTTTCTCCCAGAAAAAACTAAACAATTTTGGAACATATATAGAAAACAATTCTCATGAAAATTACAGCAGTTATAATTTCAAGAAATGATAACTATGGAGGTCATTTAAATGAACGAGCAACATACGCTATTAATTCAGCTATTAACACATATGATGAAGTAATATATGTTGATTGGAATTCACCCACCCATAGTTTACTTTGGGATATTAAAGATAATCTTCAATTAAAAGGTAATCTAAAACATTTTGTTATCCCACCATCAGCTGCTTCTCAACTTACCGGGTATAATTCACATGCTCAATTATGTTGTGAGGTATTGGCTCGAAATATTGGTATTCGTAGAGCTGAAGGAGATTATATTGTTTCAACCAATATTGATATCATCCATCCAAAACAAGAAGATGTTGAAAAAATAATTAATAAAAGTGATAACAATACTATGATTACTTTAAGTCGTAGAGAAGTTACTTGGGAAATTATTAAAGAATTTCATGGAGGTGAACTTAAATTTCATGAATGGGATAAGCTTAGAGATTATATTTATGTTAATTCTGAAAAACGTATAGTTGAAGAAAAAACAGTTGATGGAGATGATTACAGTATAATTAATTGTTGTGGGGATTTTCAGATAGCCCCTAAACATGTATGGAATGAAATTAGAGGATTTGAAGAAGAACTTATATATCCTTTATATGCTGATACTAATGTTCAGAAAAAAGCAGTTAAACATGGGTTTGGTTTAAAAGCTATTTTTAATCCTCCTATGTTTCATATAAACCATGGTTCTAAAGGTTGGGGTGGAGGAGGTTATGCTGAGGGTATCAATAAAAAAGCCAACGATATTCACAGAGCAATAACATTCCAAGAAAAAACAACAAATTCAGAAAACTGGGGATTTTCAGATATAGAAATAGAATTTGAGGTAATTTAAACTTGGAAATTCAAAACAGTTTAATTATATTTAATTACAATTATGGTATACGGGTTTTACAGTAAACAAGACGAAACCAAAGAAACTATTGGTAGAACAGTAGATGTTTCTAGGTTGGGGGCAGCAAAATATTTTGCCTCAAGAAAACATTTATCTTTAAAACAATTTTTACAAATATTTGGTGTTAAACAAATTATATGAATCATTTAAATTTAAATAAACGAAAACATCAAATAACAGAAAAAGATATTTTCAAAAACATTGTTGAAACTTTAGATTATTGTGGAAACAGAGAATTAGAATTAGCGGACAATTATGGAATTGATGTTTCATCTTTTATTGAACCATATTTAGCAGTTATCGAGAATTTCATATTATTATTGTATGGGGAAAATAAAACAGAAATAATTATATGGTGGATTTATGCTCGGTTTGATGAAGAAGGTAAATTATTGCCTATTGAATTTGAAGATGAAGATCAAAACACAGAAGATGTATATTTGAAAACAATTGATGAACTTTGGGAATTTTTAAAAAAACTAGATATAAATGAATAAACTTTGTGTGAAATGTAAACAACCAATCCACCCAAAAAGATTAGAAATTTTACCTAATACTACTAGATGTGTGAGTTGTTCTGATGTACAGAAAAAAGGAGTCATTACCGTAATGAAAGGAGAAGGAGATCATACATGGATAGAAACTATTCATCTAGAACATGAACAATATAAAGCATACATGGAAGCTGAAAATAAACTCCACAAAACAAAATCCCACTTAGACAACCCAGAAGAAAACTCAGAAATTCCTTATGGATTTAGGGAAACTAAATTAAAATAATATGCCATTACCAAAACCTTTACCTAAAGAACTAATACTTGCGGCAATGGCTAAAACCAAATCGGTTAGAGCAGGAGCAAGGTATTTAAATGTTTCATATACCCATTTGAAAAAATGGATGAAATTTTATGAAGCAACAGAACCAGGACATGCTAATTTATTTGAGCAACACAAAAACCCTTCAGGTAAAGGTATTAGTAAATTTTTGAGAGATGGACATTCAAAAAAGGATTTTGCTTTAAAAGATTTATTGGAGGGGAGAATAGATCCATCTTCCTTTGATCCAAATAAAATTAAACGGAGATTAATAAGAGAAGGTTACTTAAAAGAAGAGTGTAATAAATGTGGTTTTTGTGAACATAGAGTTTTAGATTATAAATCACCCCTATTGTTGAATTTCAAAAATGGAAACAAACAACATTATACTTTAGGTAATTTAGAACTGTTATGTTATAATTGTTTTTTTCTATATCAAGGAGATTTATTTACCAATAAACAATTGGAAGGTATTGAAGATCATGTTGTTAAAAATCAATCAAAAGTGGATTGGGAAATAGATGATTACACCCAACAACGTTTAAAGGAATTAGGTTTATATGAATCAAAACCTCCTGAAGATGGTTCTGAATATATTTCTCGTCTTTAAATATTTATAATCGTGGGTAAAAAACAAGTTCCTTTATTGAAGAAGGGAAAACATAAAAAACACGATTTAATTGTTAATGATTTTGAAAATCAAAAACGCAAACAACTTGAAAAACTTTCTACCCAAATGTTGGAGAATCAAGAAAAATTCGATAAATTGAGAGAAAAGAACATAAACACAAATTTTTTAAACCTATGGGACTAGAAATAACAGTTAACAATTCTGAGGAATTTCAGGAGTTGGTAGATCGTAGAGACAGCAGAATATCTAAAGCTATTGTTGATGGTATTTTAAAAAATATTAAAACAAGTAAAAAACATATTCACGTGCTTTCTGTAAATTGTATGGAAGAAGGTGAAATCATAGATATTACAGCCAACCGAGATAATTTTATTGACATTTTACAAGAAAATCTACCTGTTTATGAAAGAGAAGAATGGTATGAGGATTGTCAAAGAATTGTTGACTCAATTAAACTTTTGAAAACTACCCCCGTTGTAAAAAAACGGGGTAGGCCCAAAAAGAATTCAAATTAAATTTGGATTTGTCAAGAAATATTATTATATTAGATGTATAACAAATGATTAAACTTGTATTATTATATGAACAAATAATAAAAGAAGTAGGTGATTTAGAAAATATTACTCCTTATGAATGGAATAAAATATCTAAAATCAAATATAATTTCTTAGATAAAGACGGAGATAAAATATATGTTGATTTCCAACTATATGATAAAAATGACCTTGAATCAATAGAATTTAGTTCTAATATCCCAAACCCAACAAAAGTATATAATGTGTCTTATTCTTTACAAGGAAAACAATCCCAATATAAAAAAGATGATTATATTTCCTTAATCAAAATTATTAAAACAGTTTTTGATATATTAAAAGATTTTATTACCAATGAATCTCCCTCAGGAATAACCTTTTTTGCTGGGAATAAAAATGAGGATTTTATTTTATCTAAAACAGATCCTCAAAAAGGAAGACTATATAAAACTATTTTATTGAAAAATTTATCTAAATTTCCTGGTTGGTCATTTACTGATACTAATTTGGGAGATGATTTTAAAGGATTTATATTTTACAAAAAATAAAAAACAAAGTTATGAAAATCAATAAACAACAAATCAAAACAATTGCTATTCGATTCATGAACTCTCTCATTGTAGTAACTACTTTGATTGCTGGGTTTGGTCTAGGTTATTACTTTCAGGAATTAAAAGTAAAACCACAAGCAGTAAATGAAACTATTTTGAACAAAGAAGTTCGAATTGCTGTGGATTCTGAAGATAAACTTATTATCATGGATCGTAAAACAGGTAAATACGTTATTTACAGTGATTCTGTGGGAAAAGCAGTATTTAAAATGTATGCATCTAAAATTGTAAATACAGTTGAATAATGGAAAATAAGTTATACATTGTTATTAAGGAATTACCTGATGCTGATGTGGGTACCGAAGTAAAGTGGAGTGAAAATGAAAATTGTTTCTATTATGATAAAACATTGTGGGTTTCTCCCCACAATAAGAGTTACTTGTCCAAGGGTCAAGTAATGGAAAATCCAGAATATTTCACTCCAGCAGAACAATACCAAGAGTATTATGCTTATAAAAACCCAGTATATAACAGAGAAGAAATACTTAACTTACTAAATACTTGTTTCCCAAACAAAACAATAAGTGGTCAGTTTCATATTTCTGTATCAAAAGAAATTGAACAGTTTAAATCTAAATTGAGGGAATTAGGACTAAAAAATGCAAAAAATATTTTAAAATCAAATGTTCAATAAAATAAAACTTTGGTATATCATACTGGTAATAGGAATATTATCAGTGCTGGTATATGGAAAAATGAGTTTGATGATATATAATACCAACAAACGACTTGATTCTCTTGAACAGAAAATTAATTCTGTAGTATCACTTCAAATGTATGAATCTATTGAAAAATGGAGTGATAGTTTTAAAATCCCAAAATATGTTGCCTACAATATAGCATATAAAGAAACAGGATATAAAGGTCCATTCCATTGGAATTATAATCCTATTCAACATTCTAATGCTGGTGCAAAGGGAGCTATGCAAATTATTCCTAAATATGCTCATTATTTTGCGGGTAAACATGTTACAGAAAATGAATTACTTTACAATGTTGATTTTAATGTTCAAATAAGTATGAAAATGCTTAAATATTGGTTTAATATTCATAAAGATTGGACGTTGGTTGCAGGTGCATACAATTCGGGTAGACCTATTAAAAATGAGTATGCTTTATATGTTGGTTCGGTAAAAAACTATAAAGATAAATGGGTTAAACTTTGATAAAAAGGATCCATATGTATTGATATGGCCGCTAGAAAATCAACAAGTGCAACTATATTACATAAAGTAAAACCAAAAGTAAGAAGACCAGGTGTACATGCAAAAACAAAACATAGTAAATTAAAACAAAGTAAATTATATAAAAAGAAATATCAAGGACAAGGAAGATAACTATGAGTAAAACTTCAAACAAACAAAGAGTAGAAACACTTAACATTTGGCTTAAAGAAATCCAGAAAAAATATAAGCCTAAAAGAAAACAACCTCAATGGTTGAAAGATCTCGAATATGAAGACTGAACAATATGGTGATGTCCTCAATTATTTCTATTCAATTCCTGATGAAATATTATGCAGAATGGTGTTGGCAGATTGGAGTAGTATAGAAACATTATGTATGGCTCTCACATTAGATTTACAAATAATACAAGAAAATTATCATAAACAACAAGCATCTTAAAATTTAATATATTTATAATTATGAAACAATTTGAACTAAGACAAATCATCAGAGAGGAAATCTCTAAAGTGGTAAAAGAAATCAACGTTAAAGACAGCGCAGCTGGTTTTATGCAGGACCTAAAAGTTGGGTGTTGGGCAGTCAGTGGTAAAACATCTGAGGAAATCCATAAGAAATTAAAATTACCTCAAGGTCATATCAAACAATCAACCATTGATAGACTAAAAAAGGAAACTGAGAAAAAATTAGAAAAAGACTCAAAGTACTGCCAATACTATAAGTAATTTTTTTAAATTTTATTTGGCTTTCTGAATTTTCTTTCGTATATTTACAAGGTAAGAAAATAAAGGTTATGCCACTATTAAAAATTACAAAAACTAAAAAAATCCATTTGTTGGGGAATACCATTACCTACAATACTGAGGTAATCAGGTATTCCCCTTCTACTTGTTTTGGAGAAACACCTGAACCAAGTATTATTTCTCAAAAGGTGAGTGTATTTAAATACGATTACATTCATCCTTATATTACACCTCACTTGTTTGTAGATTCAAATGGTGATAAATTTATTATCCCTGGTTGGAAACCAGTTCATCCCAAAACCCAATTTGAAGATATTAATTGGATTAAACCTGAGGTAAAAGATCAACCCCAAGAAAAAAACACTTGGAAATTTGAATCCTCTAGTGATCCAGGTCATTTTTACACAGTAAGACAATCAGGTTTAAAACTTAGTTGTAACTGTAGTGGGTTTTACCGAGCTAAAGATCGCAATAAAGGTTGCAAGCACTGTCAAGAAGTAAGAAAACAGTTAGGAATATAATTACAAATAAACAAATGAGAACTAAAAACCCACAATCAGGTAAAATTGAAATCGACCTTACTGGTCCACAAGGTAATGCTTTCTTTTTATTAGGTGTTGCTAAAGATCTAAGTCACAAAATGGGTCTAAATTGGGACCCTATTTACACAGAACTAACAAGTGGTGATTATGAAAATTTATTAGAGGTTATGGAAAAATATTTTGGTGATTTTATTATTATGTACGAATAATTTGGAAATCTGAATTTTCTTTCGTATATTTACATTGTTGTGAAAAATAAAGATAAAATAGATGGTTTAAATAAACGTCATGTTGCTCAAATAATTAGGCGTAACATGGTACAAAAAGTTAAACCTTCTAAAAAAATCTACAAAAGAAACAACAATAAATTGGACTCTTAGCTCAGTAGGTTAGAGCAACTGACTCATAATCAGTAGGTCGTAGGTTCAATCCCTACAGGGTCCACAAAATGAAAAGTTATAATCAATGGTATTGGAAACTTTATCGATGGGTTAAATGGGAAGCCAAATACACCCCTCATAAGTTTATTACAGGTTGTAAAAACGTATGGAAATGGTTTCCTATTGTTTGGAAAGATAGAGATTATGACCATAGTTTTATTTTGGATGTATTAGAATTCAAAATAAAAAACACTGCCAACTATATTGAAAAAAAACAAACATTTGAAGGATGGGAAGATGAGGTTCGGTATATGAGAATTTGTGAACAGTTAATTGAAAAAATTAAAACCGACTATTATCAACAAGAAATATTGGCCTATACTATAGATGATTTAGAATTTAAGCCAATAAATAATAACTTACATGAGGTAAATATTATCAATATTGATGATAATACGGCCCAATATATTTCAAAATACCCAAATACTAAAAAAGCAGTACTAAAAAACCCAAGATATCGAGGTTATGTTAGGTCTCCTAAAGGTTTGGGTATGGCTATGGGTATTGAAAGACACTTAAAAGCAAGAAAATTATTGTTTAAAATTTTGGAACAAAAATTGGAGGGATGGTGGAATTAAGAACCCATTCAGAAAAGAGTCATTTGGAATTTCAAAATTTTGTTCGTATATTTACAATGTAATAACAAAAATAAAACAGTTATGAAAAAAACAATTTGGAAATTTAGTACACTACCTAACAATAAGTTTGAAACAGAATTTATACTTACTATGCCTAAGGGGGCTGAAATATTGACTGTTCAAACAGATCAAAAAAATAATATCCCTTGTATTTGGGCATTAGTAAATCCTGAAGAAGAAAGTGAAAAACGTTACTTTGAGTTGTTTGGAACTGGTCATGATGTTCATTATGATATGGGTGTTGATAGGAAATACATCGGTACTTATCAATATCAAAAAGGTGAATTTGTAGGACATATTTTTGAAAGAATTAACTAATAAAACAAAACAGTTATGAATAATAAAATTTATAAAATTAAGCACCTACCAACAGGAAAGTTTGTTAAAATAAAACTTGAAATTGAAGGTGTTAATGTTTGGGAAAAAAAAGGAGGAATACAAGAAGGTTTTAATGGTGGGGCAGGTAAACTTTTAGTTGATTCCCATGAAGGATGGAAAACACCTCCAAATCCAACCAACAAAGATTTTGCACGTATAGATTGTAAGGTGGTTTGTTATGATATTATTTTGGTTGAAGATAAAAATTACGAATAAACAGTTATGAAAAAAACAAATATAGTTACCCCAATGTGGGAAAAATGTAAACAAGTACTCCAATCAGGTGATATTGTAAAAGCCGATGAATTACTTATGCAACTCATTTTCAAACTTGCAGACTATACATCCAATGGTTACAAAGATGACGATAAAATTGAAGGTGTAAAATTGGAAGTATGGAAAGAGCGTGCCTGGTACACAATTGAAAACGCAGGATTGTTAGATTATGACCCAAACTGAAAAAGAAATTATTTATAACAAACTAATGGAAATATTATTTGTGGCTGAATCCAAGAATAATACTTCTGTTCAAGCTTTGTTGGAGGATCTAATTGAATTTATTAAATTCATCAAAACAACCAATGCCTAAAGAAAAAACAGGTCAAATAGAAAAACTCAAATACTATTTCAATACTGTTCCTGAATCTCAGGTTCAGTTATCAAATGGAAAATGGTATCGAGTAACTTGTAGGGAATTTAGAAGTTACAATGGTCCTAGGAGATTTGTTCATTATGTAGATGGGCAACAAATTTATGAACCTTATGAATGCCCTTTGTATTATTGGAATACCAATGTTATTTGTAAAGAACCTATAGGACCTGGTATTCAATATATCCATGATAGACCTCGTAAAGCACTTATTAGACCAAATGAAAGACATTTACTCAAATATGCAAATTCCTAATTATTATCATCGACTAAAAGACAGTGAATTATTGATTTTTAAATCTCACAAAGGTTATTTTGAAATCTTTAGTAAACATGAATCTTCTCAAGAAACAAAAATTGCTGAAATGAGAAATGGCAAATGGGTATTTGAAGATTTTTATCAACAAAAATTATTTTTTAATTTATTTCAAAGCAATAGGTATGGGTTTGAAAAAGCCATAAAATGTTTTAATAAATATATTCAACCCAAAAAATCAATATTTAATTGTTTTAAACGTAAAACCAAAATTAAATTCAAAAAATTTAAAAAACATATTATATGAAAAAATACCCAAAATATCCCATAGAAATAGTATTCCCCTTTGTATTATCTATTTGTTTAGTTATCTTATTTATCAACTCAGTTTCCCCTACTATTAAAAATAAATATGATAGTTATAATATTAAAGATACTACAACAATTCAACCCACAGAAACAGATGTATCGGGGAAAAAAACCTTATTTATAGGAGATTCTCATTCAGTTTATGATGGGGGTTGGCAACACCAACTTTGTTCAAAAACTAGAATGCAATATAAAAATACAGCCATTGGAGGAAAACGAACAGATTGGATGTTACAACAATTGTTAAAAAATGTAGACACCAGTTATGATTATTGTTTTATTTGGGGAGGTGCAAACGATGCTGCTTCTTATTACCCAATTGATAGTACTATTTCCAATATCCAAAAAATGGTAAACATCTGTAATAATTTCAATATTAAACCCATTGTATTGACTGGATTTGACCCTCAATCTTGTATTGATGTGTCTGCTCATAACAACAATTGGGATTTTTATGTAAATAAATATATTATTTTACAACAACAAATTCAAACACAAGTAAAATATAGTACTATTGTAAAAAATCATTTTATTTCAAGACAAGATGGAGACTGTGATGATTTTATTTGTCACATGTCGGCCTCTGGACATAGGAAAATGGCCAATGGAATTATAAATACACTTAAATTTAAAACATACTAATGACTACTTTAAACACCCAATACAAAATCTATATCCAAAACAATCCTGAATGTGATTGGAGTTTTGAACAGTGGATTGAATATCATTTTGATTTTTTGAAAGAATTTACAGAATGGGATTCTACCTTAAATGATGGGTTCGAAGAGGAAGAATAATTATGGAAATTAGAAAGGTTACTTACAAAGAGGTAGAAACAGCATTCCAAGAAATCAAACCTGATTTGTTGGATTTGGCTGCTACTTACTTTGGTTGTTTGGTAAATAATCAATTGGTAGGAATAGTTTCATATGTTGAACATCCTGCGGTAATATATTTATGTCATGCTTTTGTTTTAGAGGAATTTAGAAATAAAGGTATTTATAAAATGTTGTGGGACTATAGATCAGCTACTCTAAAATCTACAGAAAAAACAGTTTATGCTCATTGTAACGTAAATAGTTTAAAACACTTTATCAACAATGGATATATTATAGAAAAAGCATTGTTTAAAGTATTAATGGAAAATTAAATTTTATCTTCAGGAAAGAGTCATATCAAAAATTTGGCCCTCGCAAATCCCTTTCGTATATTTACGTTGTAATAAGAAAAACAAAACAGTTATGAAACAAGTAGAAATCCAAAATATCCTAGACCTTCACTCCCTTTGGCTCAAAGGTGATCCTACAGGTAAACGTGCTGACCTTAAATTTGCTAACCTTGTAGGTGCTGACCTTGAAGGTGCTTACCTTGTAGGTGCTGACCTTGAAGGTGCTTACCTTGTAGGTGCTGACCTTGAAAATGCTTACCTTGCAGGTGCTGACCTTAAAGGTGCTGACCTTAAAGGTGTAAAAGGTTTGAGTATTTAAAAAGAGATTTGGAAATCCAAATCTTCTTTCGTATATTGATGGGGTAAGAAAAACAGGTTATGGACAACAAAACAGAAAAAAGAGGTAGACCCGCAATCAACACTGAGCCTATGCCAGAAAAGTTTGAACGGGTGTTTTTCCAATATGAACATGAAAAGGTAAGGGATCAAGGTAATAAAACAACATATTTTTATGATGTGAATAAAACCAAAAATGGTCCTTACAAAACAGAAACAGTTTACCCTAAAGACTTCCAACTTGATGAGGACTTTAAAATTGTTAAAAACCGTCCTTACAATGGTGAATCTGTATCAGTGGTATACAAAACCAAAAAACAACAAATTCAAATCAAAACATATGTTAGTAAAAGTATTGACGAAATACTGACATACCCAGAAAGTCTTTGTGAAATACCAAAAGATGCAGAATGGCTTGATGTTGGGGTAGGAGAATTGGTAAGACAGGAATTTATTAAAAAATATAATATAAAACCATGAATCAATCAATAAAATATTCAAATAGGTATAATAGTGTTTATACTTTGACTAAAACCCAAGGTGGAAATATTTTGTGGGAGGGGGATTTTGAGTGGTGTAGGTATGGTAATCCTAATGTTTATGATGATGCTTACAATCAATATATTGAAGATGGGGGTAAATTAAATTTTGAAGATTTCAAAACAGAGGCTCATGCTGTTGTTACAGATGTTGAAGGAAATTACATCTCAATGAGTGAAACTTCACAAAAATATGCTAAGTTAATCTACTCAGATAAAACCAAAATTGATATGGTTGACGCCAGTGGTGGTCCATACTTATATAGTGGTTATGATATGGGTATGTTTGATGAATCATTTAAAGGAATGATAATTGAAAATTTTATCCCATGTACCAGTGATGCAAACAGTCTTCCATCATATCTGATTATAATAAAAAAATGAGTAAAATAAATCAACCAAAAATCCCAATTCATCTAACTGATGAACCAGTAGTACATAAATGGAAATTGGTTCGGGAAAGTGATGGAATGGTTAAAATGTCTGAGGCTGTAACTTGGATAGAATGGGATGAAAAAGGATGGTTTAAACAACAGTATCCATTTCCAGCTGTGGGTTTATCATTACTTATGTCTCCTTTTAATCAATTTTTTACTTGGCAAACAACCCCTATTGTTGAAATACTTGAAATAGGAAACAATTTATCATATCTTAAATTTAAAACAAAAAATAATATTTATCAATTAACACAATTATGATTATAGGAAAACCATTCCCAACATATTATTTACTTAAAAAAGTAAATATGTCAAACCCCCAACAAATGATAGATATTTACCATGAGGCAATTAGTTATAATTCAAAAATATTGTTGTTTTGGTATCCTAAAGATTTCTCAACAGTATGCCCCACTGAATTGTTTGCTTTGCAAGAACATCTATCTAGGTTTGATGAATTAAACACTAAAGTATTTGCAATTAGTTGTGATACAATTGAGGTTCATAATGCATGGCTGAAAACACCCAAAAATAAAGGTGGAATCGAAGGTATTACCTTCCCAATACTATCAGATAGTACAAGACAATTATCTAAGGTTTTAGGTATTTTAGATTATGATACTTCTGATAGTGAATGTATAGGAGATAATGTACCAAATAGAGTAACTTATTTGTTGGATGAAAATGGAATTGTGTTTTATGAATCTGTAAATCATATGTCTATAGGAAGAAATATTTTCGAATATATTAGATTAATTGAGGCCTATAATCAAATTCAAAAAACACAAGGAATGTGTCCAGCCAATTGGAAAAAAGGAGATAAAACAATTTAAATTATGATGACCAAACAAGAATTTGAACAAAAAAGAAAACAATGGGTTAAAGACTGGGCAGTAAAATATAGGCCTTTGGATTTAGATTTTGAAGCATATATGTTGATGCAAGGTATAACCAAAGAACAATATCATTACCTAAATAATCAACCAGAACATGTTAATGTAGAATTTGAATGGTTGGAGGAAAATATTGAACATATGAAAAACATAATTAATACTAATATATCAGGTAAAGAATATTTTCAAGGTAAATTAGACATTTTAGAGGAAATTAAACAAACATTCATAAAATAAAACTATGGGATTTTTTTCAAACATTATTTCGGGAGCGGTAAAAACAGTACTAACTCCAGTAGCAGTAATCAAAGATGCGGTAGATATAGTAAGTGGTGAAGAACCAACAACCACCAAAAACCTAATCCAATCTGTTGTAGAAGATGTATCTGATGCTGGTGAAGATCTATTTGATGGAGATTTCTAAAATCTAGAAAGAGATTTGGTTCTCGCAAATCCCTTTCGTATATTTACAGGGTAATAAGAAATAAGTTATGCAAAACTTCAAACTCTATCAGGTAGGCGGATCAGTTCGAGATGAACTATTAGGTATCAAATCAAAAGATATTGACTATACAGCAGTACCTTGTGATGAACTCCTCACAGAAATTACTAACCCATATCAAATGTTTGATGTGTTGGTATCTGAACTTGAACTTCGAGGATTTGAAATTTTCCTTAGAACCCCTTCCTGTTTTACAATCAGGGCTAAGTTCCCTTTCACTCATGAAAACAAGGGTTTGGTTGCTGATTTTGTAATGGCTAGGAAAGAAGAGGGTTATATCCAAAATAGCCGCCAACCTATTGTAGTACCAGGTACTCTTTATGATGATTTGTCTCGAAGGGACTTTACATTGAATGCCTTGGCAAAGGATCAGGACGGTTCCATTATTGATTATTTTGATGGAATGTGGGCATTGGAAGCAAAAATGCTTATAACACCTCTAGATTCTCGGATCACCATGTTGGATGATCCATTGAGACTAATAAGGGCTTTCAGGTTTTCAATTACAAAAGAATTTACTATCTCTCCTAGAATTTGGGAAACGTGTTTGATGGATAGTGTTATTAATAAACTTGAAACGGTTGTTTCACAGGAAAGAATTCGGGAAGAAGTATTCAAAATGATGAAACATGATACAGTTAAAACCCTACGCTTGATGTCCGAAATTGATCGTATCAACCCAAGAATTGTTGAAACCATGTTTGGGAAAGATATGTGGCTTAAACCAACAACAGAACTATGAATAACGAAAAATACAATCAGATTATTGATGATGCGTATGAAAATTATACTCAAACCAAGATTATTAAAAATGATAGTGATAAAAAATCAAAACAAATATTATGACACAGGAAGAATTTTACCGCAAAACAGATGAATGTATTGCTCGTTTCAAAAATGGGAAAGAACGATACAAAAATTCAGCAACCTTTAACAGAGTTATTCAAATGCTTGTTAGAGATGTTGACCCATATGAAATCATTGACAATTTATGCCAAATATCAGATGACCAAATAAAAGCATTTGAGCAATATATTTACCGTGATACCCGTCTGAGATGAAAAATGGTACTTGGTTGTCAAAACATTATTGCTTATGAGTAACAAAAAATACAATCAGATTATGATGGAAGCGTATCGACAATATTCTGAGAAGTCTGCTAGAAAATTGTTTAAGTCTAACACATACCAAGAATTCATCGACAAATGTAAAACCGATTCTAAGTTCTCTGAAAAGTGGGGATTGAAGATTGAGGAAAGAGAGTTGAGCGATGATGAGTTAAATATATTCAATCTATTCAAACAAAACCCAACCAAACTAATCACAATAACATACAACAACGAAACAATAGAAATTTATGAATAACTTAAACCCAAAAGAAATTAAATACGGTTTAATTGTAATTGACCCAACACAAGAGGGTGATATGATGGATATACTTCACTTTGTTGGATATTGGAATAAACCAACAAAGAAAGATGCCGAATCATTAAGAGAGGAATTAATGGTGGATGAAGAATTTGGATTAACAGAAATTGCTCACCGACTTGATATTTTACCTTGTCCTGATTATCTTTTGAAAGAGTTTTTGGATGATATTATTAAAAACTATGAATAACGAAAAATACAATCAGATTGTTGGTGATGCTTATAAGAATTATTTAATTGAAGATGCTAAAATCTTACCTAATATGTCAAAGGAAAAAATGACTGAATTGGGATATAGATTAACGCAAGAAGAGTTCATCAATAAATGTAAAACAGACCCTGAGTTCTCTGAAAAGTGGGGATTAAAGATTGAGGAAAAAGAGTTGAGTGATGATGAAAGAAATGAAATTAGAGATATGCAATACTTTAAGAATAACTTACATCAAGCACTAAAAGGAAGTGATACTAAAATTGATTGGGAAAATATCCCAACCAAACTAATCACAATAATATATAACAACGAAACAATAGAAAGTTATGAGTAAAAGAATTTATAAAGAATGGGAAGACATTTACCCATTAACTTTAATTACCATGAGATATGGTGGTAAGTATGTTGTATTTAATGCTGAAGAAGATGCTGGATTTGTTCAAGAGGTAAATACTGAAGAAGTTAGTTATCAATTAGAGGAATGGTTAAAAGAAAATGTTGACCCTTGCCTGTATGGCGTAGGTGATACAATTATGGGGGCGATGAACAATTTATTAGAATCAATGAACAAACAATAGAAAGTTATGAGTAACTGCAAATATAGAATCAAAATTAAAGAATTAAATAACGGTGAAAAACTCTACATACCGCAAAGGTTAGTTAAGAAATGTATAGGAGGTTGGTTTAAGAAAAATGCGAATATTTGGAAAGACATTAATATAACTTCTTTAATGATTTGGGGAACACAGGAACAACAATTAAAATATGTAGGACCATTTGGTACCTCAGATTACAAGTGTTGGTGTGAACAAGATGCTCTCGAAGTTATTGAAACACATAAGGATCTGTTAGAACAAGCCCACCAATATAAAACCAAATCAATAACATATAAAGAGATTGAATAATGAAATACAGAACAAAAATAATATCAGCATTTCCAGGTACAGGAAAAACAACCTATCATCAAAAACATCAAGAAACCACATTGGATAGTGATTCATCAAATTTTAGTTGGGTTATTGATAATGAAGGAAATAAAATTAGAAACCCTGAGTTTCCTAAAAATTATATAAACCACATTAAAGAAAATATTGGTAAGTACGAATTTATATTTGTTTCATCACATAAAGAGGTTCGTGATGCTCTTTTAAATGAATGTATATTCTTTTATTTGGTCTACCCTAATAGTAGAAGAAAAGATGAATTTATTGAAAGATATAGAAATAGGGGTAATGATGAAAAATTTATTGAATTGGTATCCAACAATTGGGACAATTGGATGAGAGAAATTTGGTTTCTTCCTGATGGTTGCAAACACATTAATATGGTTTTGGATAATTTGGAAAATGAATTAATACACTTAAAAGCCGTTGAACATGGTGAAGTGCTTGGATAAAGAAGAAATTCAACATTGGATTGATAGATGGTCAAAATTTAAAGGACCACAGGCAAAAGCTGTAATAACTATTTGGAAAAGATTAATATGAACAAAATTAATAATATAGAAATAGAACCTGTACCTGAAATTGAAGCTAATACAACAAGAGTTTGTGAAATTAGGTTTGATTGTTTAGTTACAATGCACGACGTAGGTTTTAGGAGAACTAAAGATATTTGGGGACAAGAAAAACAATCAAAAACACCTCAATGGTTTAGAGCCAATCACATAATCACATTGGAAGGGGTAAAACATTCCGACCCATATGAATTAGGTATGAGAATTAAACAAATGTTTTATCAATTGGAAGATACAATTAAACAATATGAACAAACTCGATAAACAGTACGAATGGATTAGTTGGGAAACATCTACTCACTACTGTATCTGTGAATGGGAAGGGATTGCTACTAAAATTAAAATTAAATGGGTGAAAAAATGAACAAACTCGATAATATATCACCCATACCACCAAACAAATTAAAATCAGGTATTATATATGCTCCGTATGTAACAAAAACAGTTGCAACAAAGATTAATAACACAACTGTTTGGCATAGCAATAAATTTATTAACCTTTGGTTAAAAATAAAATTCTTTTTTTGGAAACCAAAAGACTTAAAACGATTCGAAAAGTACTCTAATAAACCAATAAATTCAAAATACTACACAGAAATTAAAATAAACAGTGATGAATAAATTAGACTTAGACTACCAGAACCTTCTAAAAGATATTTTAGAGAATGGTACAAAAAAAGAAACAAGAAATGGTGGTACAATATCGGTATTCGGTAGACAAATAAGACATAAAATGAGTGATGGTTTTCCATTACTCACAACCAAGAAAATGCATTGGAAGTCAATTGTAACTGAGTTACTTTGGTTTTTAAGAGGTGATACTAATATCAAGTATTTGGTTGAAAATGGTGTACATATTTGGGATGGTGATTCTTATAAGAATTATTGTAATGCCTACCCTGATGTTGAAAAAACATTTCAATATGAAAGTAGTAATATTGAAGTGAGAAGAATGACTCAAGAAGAATTTATTGAACAGATAAAAACAGATGATGAGTTTGCTAAGAAGTGGGGTGAGTTGGGGGAAATATATGGTGCAGGATGGAGGAGATGGAAAACATACAAACCAATAATGATAGAAAAAAAAATTAAGAAAGAATCAGTACTTAATATCAGTTTTCCTTTATTGGAAATAGAAAAAGATGAAAAAGATAATTTTATAGGAAAGAAATTTTACAGTAATAAAAGCCAAGAAGAATATGTTGTTATACAAAAAGTAGAAGGAGGAAATAATTCTAAGTATTTAGTTCAATTTTTATCTAATGGTTATATTAAAATTGCTTCTCGTCCTAACATTAAAAGGGGACAGGTAGTTAATCAATATAAACCTTATATTGAAAATGTAGCTTTTTTAGGAAACCCAAATAAAAATATTAATTATTATAAACAAGCTTATGATTTATGGTATAACATGATAACCAGGTGTTATAGACATTCAAACCCTTTTTATAAATTTTATGGAGAAAAAGGTATATTTGTTGATAGTAGATGGCTATGTTTTGAATATTTTTTAGAAGACATAAAAACTATAACTAATTTTAATAAATGGGTATTAAATCCGAAAGAATTTGATTTAGATAAAGATTATTATGGTTCTAATTGTTATTCTAAAGATACTTGTTATTTTCTTCCTAAATATGAAAATGTAACTCTTAAACATTATAAACCATTCATAGCTAAAAATATAAATACTGGGGAAGAAGTAATTGAAATATGTCAAAAACATTTTGCTATTAAATATAATTTAAAACCAACGTATATATCCTATAGACTCAATTCTAATTCAACCAAACCATATAATGGTTGGGTTTTTAATTGGTTAAATTATGATGAATCTAAATATGTTTGGAGATATCAACTTTATGTAGACCAAATATCAATCCTAATCCGTGACCTTAAAACAAATCCAGACTCAAGACGACTAATGGTTAATGCTTGGAATGTAGGTGAACTGGATGGAATGGTTCTTCCACCTTGTCACTACGGATTTCAAGTTTATACAAGAGAGTTGAGTGTTAAAGAAAGACTATTCTTTGTCAATAAAAGCGATGAAGAATATGAAAAAGCCTTATCAAATAAAGAACAATATGAAGGTATTGGTTTAGATTTTGAGCTGGCTCTAACGAGTAGAATGAATGAATTAAATATCCCAACCAGAGCAATCTCATTAATGTGGAATCAACGTTCAGTAGATACTGGTTTAGGTCTCCCATTCAACATAGCATCTTACGGACTATTACTTGAAATTATTGCCAAAGAAGTAAATATGATTCCTGATGAACTGATAGGTAATTTAGGAGATACACACCTTTATTTAAACCATGTTGAACCAATCAAAGAACAATTAACAAGAGAACCGTTTGAGTTACCTAAATTAAATATTAATGAAAATAACCAAATGAGAGTTGGTGGGGGGATATTCACTTATATCAATACTGACTTTACTTTAGAAAACTACCAATCACATCCAACAATTAAATTACCATTATCCAACTAAACGTTCATTTGTAACAAACTTAAAAGTTTATTTGTGACAAACTTAAAAGTTTATTTGGAAATCCAATCCCTTTTTCGTATATTTACCATGTGAAAAAAATAATTTGGTTGTGTTTGTTGATACCCAACACAATAGTGGGTCAACACCTATGGATAAACAAAACTATAACTCCCATAGGAAATAAAGGATTTTTTGATGTTCCTCAATCCTCATATGGAATTGGTCTATGGTTTAACACTAATTCAAAATTAAAAGTTGGAATAAATCACAATTTCAATTATATTTTTGAAACCAAAGGTTTTAAAAAACAGTGTGCACCTACATCAACCCCCTATTTTGGAGATAGATTTACTCCCCACACATCATACTATGATGAAGTAAATATTAGTAGCACTAATATAGGTGCAAGTTATGAATTTTTACCTAAATTTAGTGCTTATTTTATGACAGGACTGTTGGTTAAAACCACAAACCAATCAAATTATTTGCTTATAGAAAAGTTATCTTATGGCACCAATGAATCCCCGTATTATTGGATATTGTCAAATAACAACGTTTATAAACACGTATACAACAACTATATTTTTGGATTATCATATTGTAAAAATATAATTTCAACCGGGTTAAATGTTGAACTAAATACAATACAAAAACCTATTGTTAGATTTACTTTGGGAATAAATTTAAACAAATAATTCCCTCAGATAAAAATTCATTTTTATTTCAGAAAAACGTCATATCAAAAGTTTGGCCTTCACAAAATCATTTCGTATATTTACAATGTAATAAGAAATAAAAGTTATGAACACACCAGTAAGTTATCCGTTAGCAAGGTTGTTGAAAGAGAAAGACTTTCCTCAACCAAAAACAGTTGAAGAGGCTAAGAAATTAGGACTACTTTTCAACTGGTATAATGAAGACGGTGTATATAATGCTAACTATAAGCTATCTACAACAATACAAGCACCAACCATTTCAGAGACAGTAATGTGGTTGTATGAGAAGCATGGTATTTGGATTAGCGTTACTAAAGATGTAGATGTTAAGTGGTCAAATGATTATTTTAATTACCATATATTAAGCCCAAAGGGAACTACTCAAAGCGACATCGGAGGAACTATTCCAAACTCACCAACAGAAGCATACGAAGCTGCAATCACTTACGTTTTAGAAAATCTGATATGAAAGAACAAATTACTTGGAAAGAATATTTTCCAAAAACTAAAAATACCCATTTGGTAACTATGAAACCTTGCCCTTCTTGTGGTGTTCATTATACCCCTCAACCTAAAAGTGAAAAAGTTGCTGAAAAATATTCACTTTATCAGTTTGAATGTGATGGTTGTGAAGCATATAGAGACCATTTAAACTAACAAATATGAAACCACAAAAACAAACAGTTTTTTTACCTGTAAATGTAAAAGATGAATTGCCAGAAGAAACTGGATTCTACAAAACAGAAGAAGAAGGAACATCTTTTTTTCAACGTGGAGATAGTACTTGGTGGAATAATGATACTCATTTTATAAAACGTTTTCCTGAACACTGGCTTAAACCACAAGAAGGATATTTCTTCACACATGAAGAACTTAATGAATACACTCAAAATGTAATCAAACAAGCTCTTGAAAATGCTGCTGAGAATACCGAAACTTTATTATGGCAAAATAATGAAGATTTAGAAATAGTAAGTAATAGAGTTGCTTATATTGTGGAAGATTTAAAGATTAAACAAGCAATAACAAACACATTTGAAGAAACATTTAATAAACATAAAGTATGACAACAGGGCAACTTATTTTTATTCTTATTCTGGGATTATCACCAATTTTAAGTTTTGCTGGTATTATGTTCTCTGAAGAAAATAATGTGAAAACAGCTTGGGGATTTGTAATGCTTTTTATTACATTTTTATTGATTCTAATAGTCTTTTTACTGATTAGTGAAAATGATAAACTAATTAAACAAGTTAAAGGTAAATGCCCAGAATATGAAAAAATCGAAGTTTATAAACTAAAAGAAACAAAATGAACACCCCAATAAGTTACTCGATAGCAAAGTTGCTGAAAGAAAAAGGATTTAATAAGTATTGTATGTTAAAATACTTTTTAAAGAAACCAAGTGGTTATGGAATTAACTGGAAACCAAATGAAGCCTATAATATAAGTGGTTATGATGGTGTACTACTAGATCGCAAATATATAGACCAAGACGTATTCATTTATGCACCAACCCCTGCAGATGTAGTAATGTGGTTGTATGAGAAACATAGTATTTGGATTGAAGTACTTAGATGGACTAATCAACCTGTTGATGATGAGATTTGGGAGGAATGTTTTCAAGCATTTACTAATGGTGATGCTATGGATGTAGCCATATTTAAAGCACCAACAGAAGCTTATGAAGCTGCTATTGAATACGTTTTAACGAAATTGATATGAAGACACCAGTAAATTTTGAATTAGCTAAGTTTCTAAAAGAAAAAGGGTTTGATGTACCAACACAACTTGGATATGATGAAAAGGGAGGATACTATTGTGATGAAAATTGGAAAATAAATTACAACACAAAACCTTACTCAGACTTAGTTTGTTCAGCACCAACCATCGCAGAAGTAGTAATGTGGTTATTTGAGACTCACAACATTTGGATTTATTTGACAAGGGACTCTGTTACAAATACGTTTGGACCTGTTATTAATACAGAAACAAAATCCATTTACTTTAATAACCAATCTACTGTTTCAAGAATTACAGGACAAAAATATGATCCTTGGGGTAATAAACCAGAAAATGCTTACCAAGTGGCAATCGAATATGTTTTAACCGAAATGATATAACAAATATGAATATAGAAAATTTAACAAGCCAAGAAGTAGAACAACTACAAATGTTGCTTAACAAACTTAATCCACAACCTGTGATAGATGCTTCACCAGACTACATTGATGAAATGATTGTTGAGATCCTGGATGAATTTGACTTTAATACAGTAGAATCAACAATGAACCGTTTGGGTTGGAAATGGTGGGGTGAAAATGTTACTATCAATATGTTGAAACATGAGGCTCGCCGTTTACTTAGAGGTGCTGCTAAAGATCGATTAGGTATACATAAAGATGAACATTGGGAAATACCAATGACCCATAATACAGGGGGTTTACATGCTCAGGCTTTCTGTAATAAGGATAAAACCAAAATCATAGCATTGAATTTAAAATTTGTTTTAACTGAGTGGGACTCTGAAATAGAGGATTAATATGAATATAAAAAAATCAGATATTGCATTACTCATCAATGGTTTTGCAGTAGGGTGGTTATTTACTTCAACACCAATGAATGTAGAACATTGGATATTTTGGGGGATAGCAGGAATTACTGTAACTTGGTACGGTAATATTAATAAAAAATAATATGACACCAAGACAAATTGCTAAAGACTTGAAAGAGTCAATGCCTATTGAAGATAAAAAGCTAAAAACACACTGTGCATGGGTAGCAGCTAGAGCAGTTTTTGAAGCACTTGCTGACCACGAGTATTATATCAAAAAAGATTATGAGAAAGCCTACCGTGTTATGGTCATTTTGGAAAAAGAAACAAGAAAACTATATGAATCCTAAAGAAAAAGCAATAAAATTATTAGATAAATATATCCAAGCAAATGGTAACTCCTTTTTTGCCAAGCAATGTGCATTAATAGCAGTTGATGAGTTAATAAAAAACACTATTAACACCAAAACAGATTATGGGGCAAGTTGGACATATTGGCAACAAGTAAAACAAGAGATAGAAAACCTATTATGGAATCCGATTTAAACGAAATAATGTATCTTGTTCATTTTGGTGGTTTAATTGGTTTAAATGATGAGGATTGTGCTTTACTTATAAGAAAAATAACACTCAAGTACTTTGATTCCAATAGTTCAATAGATGAAACCAAACAAATTTTAAATCAAATAAAAAATAAAACAATATGATACTAAATCACAATATGCCAAACAACCTGTGTCCTTATTTTTGGAAATTGGCAATTGCATACACCTTTGCATTACCACTTCTAATTCTGACGTTACCTCATACAATCCTAAATAATGGAAGACACTCTTCAACTCCCCGCATTGGATATAGCATTCTTTTCTACCTTATAACTTTTTTTGTAATTTCTATGTTATCGGTTTTTGGTTTGTGTTTTGTAACACCTGAAGAAAATACTCTTTATTTTTTCATGGTAATTTTTGGGATTTTTGCATGGATTTTAGTTTTCGTTTTTTGTGGGGTATCGTTGATTGATAAGTTGGTTACAAAATGGCGGTCATACAGGTATTATAAGAAATATTTTATTAATAAACCGAAAACTGCAAAAGTTAACCTTATTGTTGAAATGGTTAAAGCAAAATATAACAAGTACTGTCCTAAAATTGATTGGTCTAAATAAATAAAAATATGACACATACTAAAGGAAATGTAATTGTTGAAAATATCAAAATTGGTGATGTTCATTACGAGTTTGAATATGGTATGGGTATTAAATGTAAAGTAGTAACATTACCTGTGAGAGATGAAAATGGTTATTGGCATTGGCAAAGTGAAAATTTGAATACTGGGAAGATAATTGATTATGGAGTAACAGAAAATCTATCTCACTACGCACCCAATTTATATGATTATGAAGCATACGAAGTAAAAACATGGATATGAAAAAAACACTTATAACAACAATTACTTTAATAGCATTGGGAGGATGTAGTACTACAAGTTCAACTACACCATCTCAAGACATTGAAACATTGCAAAAACATTACTCAACCGTCTACAAGGTGGGTGATTCAAGACATATCTGTTGGGATTCAACAGGGGTTTATGACATTAGAATGACCGATGATGGTAAGATATTTTCGAAAGTTAAAATTAAATAAAGATGCATATAGTACATTTTGATATCAACAGGATAGTAAAAATTTCGGTTTACGGTGAAAAACCTGTAAGACATATACAATGGTGTGAACCTGAACCCATTAAAAAATTCTTCGGGCTATATAACACAGGAAGGTTTAAACCAGGAGGATACTATTATCAGGAATATTTTACACAAGCAAGAATAGTAACGGAAGAGGAAATCTTAAACATAGGGTATAAAGTCTACAGTCGAGATGAAAGACTAATTCAAAATGTTGTAAGAAAAGCCCACGTTACTGTTGACTTAGAACATGGTAATGAGGTAAGTTTGACATTTGAAACCGAAGCCGAAATGTTGGAATGGGTTGATACTATTAAATGGAAATCAATGAGTGTTTTTGAAACAGTAATATACTCATAAAACACATTTTTATTTCAGGAAAACGTCATACCAAAGATTTGGCCTCCTCAAAATCCTTTCGTATATTCACGATGTAATAAAAAACAACCATGAATAGACTAAAAAGACTAAAAAGACTTATTAACCCAAACATTAAAGTGGGTGATAAAATTCAAATTTGTGATGGAAGTGGATTATATCCTAATTTTGAAACTAATCAAAATTACTGTATTATATATGCTTATCCTGATGTTACAAAATCACCATATATATTAAAAGATATTGTAGGTACAGTAATTAAAACCAATATTTCTAATATTGTTGTGGACTCAGGTGGGGATTGGGTTTATGGTGTAGATATTGAAATTCAATTGGGTGAAGTAAGGTTTTATACTTGTAGTGAATTTGTATATCAAGTATAAAAATGATATGGTGGAGATATATAGGGTTTTCTATTTTATATGACATGGTACAACAGGATGAAGGTCACGTTGTATCAGAGGAAGGTATTTGGATTTTAAGTAACTTCACCAGGGAAGAAATAGATCAACACACCGAAAAGGGAGGTTATATAAACATAGATGCCCTAGAAGCTTTATATAAACAAAAACAAGATGACAACCTATTCTAATATATAAGAAAAAACAAATGAAAAATAATACAGAACTTACACTAATTGAAGCCCTGTGTATTGTAAGATACGGGTATGATAATAGGGATGAAAAAGCAACTCAATTATACAAAAAAGCTTTAGAAAAAGTAAATGAGGAAGCACAAAAAATATATGCCCAATATGCTGAGTTAAAATTAACCCCTATAGAACTATTAATAAAAATGGAAAACACAAAATTGGATAGTCAGATTCAATTCATGGAACAATTAAACTCAGTTATGACAACCCCAATAACAATAGCAATACTTAATTCATTAAAAGAATTAAAAAGTATAAAGAAAAATAAACTATGAAAGGAATAATTAAAAAACAAGATAACAATTGGATAGTGGTTTGGTCTAATCAAATAAATTCTGATAAATCTTCGTACGAATTTCCATTACATCCAAGTGATGTAGAACAAATAAATCTAATGAAAAACATGTTTGACAATATTGAAGCAAGAATATTGTCCCAACCAACGGTTGAATTTGAACTTGGATGGTGGTTGGAACATAGTGAACATGAAAGATATGCCAAACTAAAACCTATTAAAACAACCAAATCGCAAACTAGCATAGAATATTTCCATGATGCGGTAATTGATATGATGGCTCGTAGGAGACCAATAAACACAAACGAAGCAGCAAAAATATTGATGGAGGCCCAAAAACTACATGAACAAGAAATAATTGATGCGTGGGTGGATTCAGCACAATATGGAATGAAACAAGATGATATAGATATAATGGATTCAGACGAACCACAATTGGCACAAATTTATTATGATAACAAATACGGGAAATAAAAAATTAAATAAAATGGAAAGATTAAAAGAATTGATTGGCAAAACCCTTACCAAAGTAGAAAATAATGACAATTACGAGATAATATTTACTTGTGAAGATGGGAAGCAATATAAAATGTATCACCGCCCAGATTGCTGTGAAAGTGTACTCATTGAAGATATAGTTGGTGACTTACAAGATTTAATAGGAAGTCCAATATTAAAAGCAGAAGAAGTTTCAAATTATGAACCAACTTCAAAAGAAGATATTGAAAAAACTAAAGAAGCAAATGATTGGGGTTCTTGTACTTGGACTTACTATAAATTCGCAACAATTAAAGGTTATGTAGATATTAGATGGTTTGGAGAGAGTAATGGATATTACTCTGAATCAGTAGATTTTATATTACTTGGTGTTGATTATGAGTATTAAAGTATAGTTTAACAAATTAAAATAAAAAACAAAATAATAATATGTTAATAGACGAATTTCAAGCAGAATTAGATAAAACAGATTCATATATTACCTGTATTTCATTACTTGATGATTTATTAAATCATTGTGATGGTCTAATTAAAAGTAATGATAACCATGAAGAATGGTCTGAGTCATTTCTTAGTGGTGTTTACGCTGTTAGAGGTAAAATTAGTTATTTGAAGTCTAAATTAGATAAAAAACAAAATTATGTCACGAATTTTAATTAAAGTAGAAAAAGATGATATTAAAACATCAAAGTCAGGGAACAATATTATGATTCAATGTGATAACAACATTGATTTAATATTCACACCAGAAGCATTAAAAGAAATTATAAACGACTACAATAATATTGTTTCCGATGTTATCGGTAGTTCTATTCCAAATCCACCTGAACCACCTAAAGACCGAATATTACGTGAAGATGGTAAAGGATTAGTACCACCAAAAAATTACCGAGGATAAACAATCATCTTAACAACCCACAAATTAAAAATTATGAAAATTTTAGAGACACGAAATCATCCAAATTCAGAAGGTTATGTTATAGTAACCTTTAATGATGGAACAGAAAAAGTTCTACCTACAACTGATAGAGTAAATAATATATCAAACAAGAGAAAACTATTTTCTGATGGTGGTGAATTAACTATGGTTGATGAAGTTATGTCAGGTAGAAAAGAATTACTTGACAGGTTTGGTATAATGGAATTTGGTGATAAAACATTAATACTCAAAACAAATTAATGATTGAACCTAACGGTTACAAATATATGTAGTTTTTAATAAAACTATTAATATGGAAAAGAAAGAATTAGAATTTATGGAAAGGTTTCTCAACATAGAGAAACAAGATTTTACGGACTTTGAAAAGAAAATTTCGTTTGGTGAAATGTGTGGTAATATGGAACTAACTAATGATGATATAGTTGAGATAGTAAAATATTTAACTGAACGCATTAATATTTTTATGTTAAGAAAATAACATATATTTGTTGTTATGTTCTCGTTTTAATGGAACATAATGGTTGCAAATAAAACATCGTTTTAATGTGTTTTATTTGTTGTTATATTTAGTATCAAAAATTTTATACAAATGAAAAAAGAATTTCAAAAAGAATACGAAGACTATATGAAAGATATAGTTAATAAATTTTCTGACTTATGCTCGGTTAAAATGGATTATCAAGATTATTGTAATTATATCTCAGAGCGAGATAGAGATACAAGATATAGTTTTTGGCATCCTCATGAAAGGATATTCATAGATATGATGTTAGATGGTTCATTTGAAATAAAGGGAGTTAAAGAAAAGATTTTGGAGCGACAAGAAGGTGCTAAAAAATGGTTATCGGAAAATTTATTAACTTATGATGAATGGGTTGTAAAATATAAAAACTCATAAAATTTTTGATATTGAATATAACGATTGAGAATATAAGTATGTGAGCGTGGCGGATTGAGTAGACGCTAAATTGATTTAACCACAGGCATTAAATCATAGATTAAGACCTTTGAGCTGGTTTGATTCCGGCCACTCACATTACTTATATTCTTTGGTATAAAATCGTTTAATGTTGTTTATCATTTGTTATAGTTAGTTATTTTAAATTTAAGATTATGAATATAGAAGATTATAAAAAAATTGAAAACGAAATCGGTGATTCGCATAAATTGGAACTTCATAAATTGAGAACTGAATATGTTGAAAAGAACAAGAAGTTTAATATTGGTGATTTCGTTTTCAATGTAACAGGAATAATAAAAGTTGATAAGGTTAGTTATAAAATTTTCTTTGATAACATTGAGATTGTTTATTCTGGGTATAGATATAAGAAAGTAAAGAATGAAATATCACGAACAAAGGATAAGAAAATTTCTTCTATGTGGGAATCTCATAATCTTAAATTGTTAAGAAATAATTAACTATAACGTATCGGGGCTTTGCGTAGTAGCCCTTAGTAAAAACTTAAAATTAACCACGACACTTGATAGGGCTATTACGCAAAACCCTTGTTATGTGCCGTTAAATTTAGAAACAAAATGTTCAATTTAT